GACCTGGACGCCGAGGATTAACCCGTAGCCCACTGTAGAGCGAGTAAAGTGAAATGAGCAACCCCAGCAAGATCGTGTTCCGACCGGACGGCACCATCCTCATCAAGGATGTCCGTCTCTCCTACCCGCACCTGTTCGAGCCGTGGTCCGGCGAGGAAGGCAGGCCGAAGAAGTTCAGCGGCTCCTTCATCATGTACAACAAGACGCACGCGGCCGAAATCAAGGCCCTCAAGGAGCACGTCGTCAAGCTGTCGATGGAGGCGTTCAAGGCGAAGGTGCCGCTGAGCAACTACTTCATCCGCAACGGCGACGATAAGCAGAAGGAAGAGTACGAGGACTCCTGGTACGTCTCGGCGTCCGAGAAGGCCGACCGTCCGCCGACCGTGCTGAACAAGGACCGCAGCGCGATCCGCTCCGACAACGGCGTTATCTACGCGGGCTGCTACGTCGATGTCCTGATCCGCCCGTGGGTGCAGAACAACATGCACGGCAAGAAGATCAATGCCAACCTGCTCGCCGTGCAGTTCCGCCGCGACGGTGAGGCGTTCGCGGACGACACCCGTCCGGACCCGACCGAGGTCTTCGAGGACTTGAGCGACAGCGACTTCGATGACGGCGGCGACGATCCGTTCGCCGAGTAATTAATCACGGGTTGACGGCCCACCGGCTGGTAAACGAGAGTATCCCTGCGGCGAGTGCATGGGCTCGTCGCAGGGTTCTCCCGACCCGCCCCGGCCGTCGTTGTCACCAACGCCGGTCGGGGTTTTTCTTTTATGACAACCTGGAAAGCGATTCCTGGTTATCCGGGATACGAAGCGAGTGACGACGGGCGAATCAGGTCTGTCGATAGAGAAATTATCAGCCACTCTCGCAAAGGGAAGCCTTTTCTCTACTTGAAGAAAGGGCGGGTTCTCCGCCCTGGACGCTTTAACTCGCACGGCCATGTTTCAGTCTGCCTCGGCCGTAGCGTCGGCAGCATTCCAGTACACACGCTTGTCGCTCTGACGTTCATTGGCCCGCGTCCGCCGGGGCACGACGTTTGCCATTTAGACGGCGACCCATCTAACAATCGCGCTGACAATCTTCGGTACGACTCTAGAACAGAGAACAATTTCGATATCGGAAGGCACGGTCGTCGCCGATTCACAGCGGAAGAGGTGAGAGCCATGCGCAGCTTTGTTAAACAGAACGGCCGTGGCGCGACAGCGCGACTAGCGGAGAAGCACGAAATCTCCATCTCGTCAATGGACAAACTAATCAAAGGCGACACCTACTCTTGGGTCGAAGATTGACAATGAATAAGTGTCTTAGCCTTGACCTAGAAACAGCCAGCGAGGTCGATCTCGAGCAATGCGGCATCGATGTCTACGCCAGGCATCCGTCTACCCGTGTGCTCATGCTCGCCTACGCCGTAGACGACGGCGCTGTTCACCAGTGGCTCCCGCTCGAAGGCCCGATGCCGGCGAAGCTGCGCGCCGCGCTTACCGGCTCCCGCTATCTCAAGACCGCCTTCAACGCGACGTTCGAGCGCGCGATCTTGAAGCACGTCCTCGGCATCGACTCTCCGCTTGACCAGTGGGAAGACACGATGGTCATGGCGAACATCATGGCGCTGCCCGGCAACCTCGACGGACTAGGTAAGGCGCTCAAACTCGGCCCGGAGTTCCAGAAAGACGGCCGCGGCAAGGCACTCATCAAGTATTTCTGCCAGCCGCGCAAGCCGACGAAGGCGAAGCCGTGGGTCTGGGCCGACCACCTCAACAGCCCGACCGAGTGGAAGGAGTTCTGCGAGTACAACGTCCAAGACGTTGTGGTTGAGCGCAAGGCGCGCTCCCTGCTCAAGAAGTATCCGATCCAACCGTGGGAGTGGGACGACTGGCGGCTCGACCAGAAAATCAACGAGCGCGGTGTTCCTGTCGATCTCGAACTGGTCAACCAAGCCATCCGTATCGCCAAGATTGTACGCGAGAAGTTCAAGGCTCAACTCATCGAGATCACCGGCCTCAAGAATCCGGGCTCGGTGCAGCAGTTCCTCCCCTGGGCGCAGGCACGCGGCTACCCGTTCTCCGAGTTGCGCAAGGACCGCATCAAGATCGCGTTGAACGACTTCCGCGACGCGATGACGGCGGACTGCATCAAGGCGCTCGAATTGCGGTTGAAGGCCGAGAAGAGCAGCCTGAAGAAGTTCCCGGCGATGCTTCGCGCTAATTGGGAAGGCGTCGTCCGCTTCATGTTCCAGTTCAGCGGTGCCGGTCGAACCGGACGCTGGGCGGGCCGCATCGTGCAGTTGCAGAACCTCGCCCGCGGCCGGAAAGACGTGCTCGCGTTTCTCGAAGACGCTCGCGAGATGGTTCGAGCTGGCGAAATCGAACTCGTCTCGGCGCTGTGGGACAACCCGCTGGACGTGCTTTCCACGTTGCTGCGCTCTGCGTTCTGCGCTCCGGAGGGCTACAAGTTCGTCATCGCCGACCTCTCGGCCATCGAGTCGCGAGTCATCGGCTGGTTGGCGCGCTGCGAGACGCTTCTAAACGTCTTCCGTGAGGGCAAGGACCCCTACCAAGCGTTTGCCGTTCACCTGTTCAAGAAACCCTACGAAGAAATCACCAAGCAAGAGCGCAATGACGCTAAGGCCCCGGTCCTCGGCGGCGGCTACCGATTGGGAGGCGGCGATCTCGTTGGCGAGTACCCGGACCAGAAGAAGACCGGGCTGTGGGGCTACGCCGAAAACATGGGGATCGAACTCACGAAAGAAGAGTGCCATCGCGCCGTGCAGGTCTTCCGTGAGACCTACCCCGAGATTGTGCAACTCTGGTACGACTTGGAGAACGCCGTCAGCCGCGTGATGTCGGGCGAAGGCCCGCAGCGCGTTGGCCCGGTCACGTTCGCCTTGAAGCCCCCGTTCCTGCTTGCTCGACTGCCTTCGGGCCGCTGCCTGTTCTACTGCCGCCCCAAGATGGAGCAGAAGAAGCGAACCTGGCCGGATGGCCGCACTACGACCAAGCTGCAACTTACCTACGAAGGCATTCACCAGACGACGAAGAAGTGGGTCCGAATGGACACCCACGGCGGCAAGCTGGTCGAGAACCTGGTGCAAGCCATCGCCAACGACATTCTGCGCCACGGACTGCGCAAGGCGGACGCGGCCGGCTTCCCCATCGTGCTGCATGTCCACGACGAGATCGGCGCGCTGGTGCGCCGCAACGACCCCAAGCTGACCGTCGAAGCCCTTGAGGCGTGCATGACGGACCCGCCCGAGTGGGCCAAGACCCTTCCGCTTGGCGCGGAAGGATTCGAGAGCGTGTTCTACAAGAAGGGATAAGGGAGAAACCCAACATGGCGATCGTCAAGAAGACCCGCCCGGTGCGGGAGTCTGATATCGAGAAGAAGGTGTGCGACCGAGCGAAGTCGCTCGGCTGGATTACGCCAAAGTTCAAGTCACCGATGAACCGCGGCGTTCCGGATCGCATCTTCATGCGCGGCAAGCCAGGCGAGAATGGCGTCACCCCGCAACTCGTCTACGTCGAGTTCAAGGCTCCCGGCAAGAAGCCGACCGAGCAACAGGCACTCGTGCATAAGCAGTACCGCGAGATGGGCTTCCCGGTCTGGGTGATCGACGACGTGGAAGAAGGCTACTTCCTCTTGGCGATGCACTCGGACTGATGCTTCAGCGTTCGGACCTCCACAACTACCAGAGCGCAGCGGTGCGTTTTATCCGCAACAAGCGCCGCTGTGCGCTCTTCATCGACCCCGGCCTCGGCAAGTCGATCACCACTCTTACGGCTTTCCATGATCTGATTAGCCGTTACTTTACTAGCCGGATGATCGTGTTTGCGCCGAAGCGCGTGGCGACTGAGACCTGGCCTGACGAGATTAAAACCTGGGCGCACGTCCGCCACTTGACTTGCGTCGTCGTGGATGGCAGCGAGAAGCGCCGTCTGAAGCAACTTGCCAAGCCGGCGGACATCCACCTGATCTCTTGCGACCTGACGGAATGGTTCGTCGAGGCGTGCGAGCAGGGCTTTGTCGATCTGCGGCGATGGGATATGTGCGTCATTGACGAGTCCTCGAAATACAAGAGCCCGTCGTCGCGCCGATTCAAGGCGATGAGGCGGATCGCGTTCAAGATCGAGCGGTTTGTCCTACTTACCGGCACCCCGGCAGCCAACGGCCTGCACGACCTGTGGGCGCAAATCTACCTGCTCGACGGCGGCGCCCGCTTGGGCCGCACGCTTAAAGACTTTCGTGAGCGATGGTTCACGCCGTCTTGGGACGGCAGCGGCTATCACGCGAAGAAACACGCTCTCGACGAAATCCAGAGCCGAATCTCCGATATCACGTTCACGCTGCGTGCCGACGATTACCTCGAATTGCCGGAGTGCGTCTACAACGTGGTCAAGGTGCCTTTGCCTGAAAAGATCAGGCAGACCTACGACAAGTTCCAACGCGAGTACGTCCTGGAGATTAGCGATGTCGAGCAGCTTCAGGCAGCTTCTGCGGTCGGCCTGACGACGAAGCTGCTCCAGTTGTCGAACGGCGTGGTCTACGACTCAGAGAAGAACGGTCGCTACTTTCACGACGAGAAGATCAAGGCGCTCAAGGACATCGTAGACGAGGCGCAAGGAAACCCGGTATTGGTCGCCTACAACTTCAAGTCGGACCTCGTGGCGCTGAAGAAAGCGTTCCCTGAACTGGTCGTCTTTGTTGACCACAAGGACGCCAAGGACCGCTGGAACCGTGGCGAAATCCCGATCATGGCGATCCACCCGAAGAGCGCAGGCCACGGGCTCAACCTCCAGCACGGCGGCAGCATCTTCGTCTGGTATGGTCTCACCTGGTCGCTGGAGGAATACCAGCAGACCAACAAGCGCCTTCATCGTCAGGGGCAGACGCGAGCCGTCGTTATCCACCACCTCGTTTCAAAGGGCACCATCGACGAGAACGTCATGGCGTCGCTCAGAGCGAAGGACGCGACACAAAACAAGCTACTGGACGCCCTTAAACAGCACATCGTCGAATTGCTTGCGGCACCCGCGTAACTCACAACATGTTGATTTCTCTGACGGAGGTACCGTAGCGTAGGCCCCGGAATCCGACGGGTGCAAATCCGGTAACAGTGAAAAAACAGCCGAAATCGCTAACCGATGAACTCGAAACGCACCTGTGCCGGTGCGGCTCCGAGTGCGCGACGATCCTCGGCGTGGCGATGTCCACCTACGCCGAGTACAAGGCCGGCAACATTCCCCGCGCCGCCCGAAACCACATCGACGTGATCCTGCGCCTGCCTCTCGACCGGCTGCACCAGCTTATCAAGGATAGACTGACCAATGGCTAAGGGAACGCCACGCAGCGCCGACCTCAACCGGCTTATCCACCACGGAGCCACCCAAGCTGAACTCGCCGACCTTTTCAAGCTGACCAACAAGGCGGTGCAGAAGCGCATCTCCGGCAAGGTCGGTTCCGTCGGCGAGGATCGAGGCAGTCCTCTCTTCCCGGTCTGCGAGGCGGCGAAGTTCCTCGTGGACCCGGACGGCTCGAAGATCGAGGAAGCCCTGGCAACGATCACGCCGGCCAAGTTGCCGCCGCAGTTGCAGGATGTGTTCTGGAAGGCCCAGCTTGCCCGGCAGAAGTTCCTCGAACAGCGCGGCGACCTGTGGAGCACGGCGCACGTCTTCGAGGCGATCACGGAAATCCTGAAGGAGTTGCGGCAAGGCATTCTCTCGTTCGAGGACACCATCGAGTCGGAGACCGCACTCACCGAGGATCAGCGGCAGATCATTCGCCGGATGTCGGATTCCCTGCTCAACAGCCTGAACAAGCGCCTCGAAGACAACTTCTCCCTGTACGCACCGGACCCCGATGAGCACGGCCCAGACCCGAGCATCTCTGAATAACCGCTACGAGCATCTCGGCGCTCTGATCTGCGATGCTGCCGAGATGCTTCGTCCGCCGGAGCGCCTGACGGTCTCCGGCGCAGCAGCCAAGTACCGCTGGCTCAACAACGCGCCTGCCTACGTCGGCCCTTGGCTCAACGAGAAGGTGCCGTACATGGTCGAGCCGATGGACACGCTGACTTCCCGCGAGTTCAACGCGGTCATTTTCGTCGGCAGCGCGCAGTCCGCGAAGACAGACTCGCTGTTGCTCAACTGGCTGCTTTACTCGGTCATCTGCGACCCGGCGGACATGATGATCGTGCAGACCACGGCGCACGAAGCCCGTGACTTCTCGCGTCGCCGTCTCGACCGTATGCACCGCCACTCTCGCGAGGTCGGCCGCCGCCTGATGCCAGGTGGGCATAACGACAACGTGCTCGACAAGCATTACCGTAGCGGCATGATGCTGACGTTGGCTTGGCCGGCGATCAGCCAACTTTCCGGCAAGCCGATTCCACGGGTCGCCTTGACGGACTACGACCGCATGACGATGGACGTGGACGGCGAAGGCTCTCCATTCGACTTGAGTCGCAAGCGAACCACCACATTCAAGTCCTTCGGCATGACGCTGGTTGAGTCTTCGCCCGGCAAAGAGGTCATCGACCCGAAGTGGATTCGCCGCACTCCGCACGAAGCGCCGCCGTGTGAAGGCATCATGGCGCTGTACAACCGCGGAGATCGCCGCCGCTGGTATTGGCCGTGTCCGCATTGCGGTGAGTTCTTCGAGCCCAGCTTCGACCTGCTGCGCTGGCCCGACACCGAGGACATCCTCGAAGCCGGCGAGGC